TTAGCCATAAGACTTTCTGTACCACGAGCTTTTATCTCCAAGTCACCTTTGATTTCTTTATCAAAGTCAAACTGCATGTTAAAACCAAAGAAGGCTTTACCTAATGGTGCTAATAAATAGTCATCTATATTTTTTACCACATTCCGTATGCTACCATTAGCGGCAGACATAAGCATAGAAATGCCAGAAGCAGTACGACCAACTCCGCTAACGCCTGTCTGACCATGAGCAAAAGATGGGAAACCAGTTGATTCATCAGCTAATACCCTTGCTTTATCGAACATCTGCATGTTCTCGTTAGATACATTGGGGAACTTGGTTCCAAAGATAGCTTGACCAGGTGCCCCTCCCTGTCTCCTAAACACTTTTCCTGGATACACGGAGAGGTCTTGCCCTGGGACGAGATTAGTCTCGTCTACCTCAATTAGTAGATTACCAGACAATGCTGCGTTATCTACTGCCATTCGCATAAAGCCATTCATTAGTGTTTGAGTATCATCCATGTTTTCAGCAATACCTACGCCAAAAATACTATATGGATTCATCTCATAAGGAGCTGCAAAGTAAGGTATATAAGCTGGAGTAAATGGGTTCATTACAAGTCTTAATACTTGCCCATTACAAATCCAGATATTTACACTTAGTTGATCTGCATCTTCTAGATCTTTAGGGATGTCTACCCCTTGATCTTGTATTACTTCTCTATCTACAAAACCCCAGAACTCTAGAACCTCAAAACGTTCAGCTCTATCTTCTTCTGAGTTGTCCTCCATGATGTGTTCCCACCACTGTTTACGATAGCTTTCACCAAGTCGTAAAGCATTGTCTACAGCATTCTCACGAAAGTATGGACGATTTTTTAAGCCACGTACCTGAGAACGTGACATCTTATGTCTTTCTACAACGTACTCTGCTTCTTCCATTGTAGCTGCATCTGGATCTGGATAAAAGTTCCAAATAGATACAGAAGAAGTTTGTGGGATTGTTTTAAATAAAGGAGAATAGTTACCTTCATCATCCCAGTTTGGATATTCTTTATCTATTGCAAACGGGCCTTTCATAACCCCTGTACCAAAAAGTGCCGCCTCAAAAGCAGCAGCACGTAAATGTTTCTTTGCATGAGATTCTTCTAGTTGGTCATGTATCTTTTTCTCCATCTTCTTTGCAGAAACTTCAGCAGGGTGTAACTGAGCCGAAGTTGGAGTTTTTCCTGGAGTAGGTTTTACATCTTCAATAACAGGCTCTAATACACCAGATAGAGCACCTAGTCTTTCTTTAAACTCTGGTAGTGTTTCTCCTGGAAGTAACTCAGCCATTTCTGCATCAACTGCTTTTTTTACTTCAGGATTAGTTTCAAAGCTAACAGTATCTTCTACACCATCTGGTAAGACTGTAGGATCAATACTTATTGGAAATCTATTGCCACCAAACAAGACTTCTGCTATCTGACCATAAGCTGCAAGAACTTTTGTTTTAGTTACTTTTACAAATATTCTAGATTTTTCTGTAGAAGTAAACTGTACATCAGGTCCGTATAAACCACGATAGTTTCTGTAAGCTTGAATCCAACGTTCTTCATCTAGTTGTCTAGCTGTATCAGCTTTGTAATACTTGTCTTTAACAAACTGAACAATGTGACCTGTAAGTGGATCTGAATATTCTTCTGCAGCAACATCTTCTACTGAGGAAGTGTTATCTGTATCCATGATCATTTCTTCAAAATCTTCTTCTGCCATTTTATTTCCTTAGTATCCAAATGTGGGATCTGATGCTTGAAAGCCTGTACGTTGTGCAGCAGGGTCAAAATCAAATATGTTACTTCGTGGTCTAGTCATTATACCGTATCTTAGTGCGTCATATAAGTGGTCTTCTGCGTGTGTATCTACATCCTCTGGATTCTTTTTATCTAACGGAATAGAGGGTAGCTGAGATATAAGGTTAGTGCAATTAGAAAAAAACACAAGTCTAGGTTCCTCAGTAAATTCATCTATTTGCAATCTTCTGTGTAACTCGTTCTTACCTGCTACACGAGAGCCTTTTGATCTATCTGAAGGTCTCCATCTACAACCTTTTAGAATCATTTGTTCCGCTAAACTTGGACCAGTATCACCACGTTTATGCCAGAGAGATGAGTCAAGAACTCCGTAACGTATGTTCTCTCCTGCCTCATTTTCTATCTCTAGTATCATATCAGCTAGGTCAGTAGCTGTGACCTTTGATACATACAACTCTCTGTATACTACTAGTTGCTCAGATCCAGGAACCATAGTAAACCAAAGAACACCAGTGTATGAACCATAACCATAATCACAGGCTCTAAAATGTGTCCAGTTAGACGGTATCTCGTAAGGTTCTATTACGTGTACGTTTCTATTAAACTCAGGAAAAGCTGCACCTTCGTTTATATCCCAGTCACCTTCAAGTAGTTGTCTACGTTGATGTTCAGGTAACGACAAAAGATTAGCTTCGTATAAACCATCATCTGCCAGATACGGATTGTCGAAGAGGGTGGCAGGGATGAACTTACGTTTAAACAGAGGCTCACCCTCCCGACTATGACCTTTCGGCCACTTTATCACCTCTCCGTTTTCATCAGTAGCATCAAACGATTTATCAGGTACTTGAGGATCAATAAACGTCCTCTTTACCCACTGATGACCTGGACCTCCAGGGTTGCTAGTCGCTCTCATATACAGTGGCAAACCTGAAGCCCTTGTTGTACGGAGACGTGATCTCATATAGTTCCATGCATAAGGTGAAGGCCATTGTGTAAGTTCGTCAAAGCCAATCCAGTTAAAGGCTTGACCTTGGTATCTCATAACGTCATCCTCTCTGTCGAGGTAGGACATCCACAATGTAGCACCTGATGGAGCTACCCAAGTTTTATCTCTTTCCATAAACTTTATTCCAGGAATAGCTTTGGGATAAAGTTGTTTGCTTACTGATATAAGTTCTCTAAGCTCTTCTGTAGACCTACGAACAAGTAGCATTCGTGCATTTGGATTCCCCAAGTACCGCACTGGGTCTGCAACCATCGCATAAGACTTGCCACCACCTGCTGCTCCTCCGTATAAAACTTCTTGTTCTGTTGCTGCCAAAAAATCAGTTTGAGGTCCAGCATTAGGTTCAAAGATTATCTCCCTAGCTTTTTCAAAGTCTATTTCTTCAGGCTTAGGCTGTGCTGGAGCTAACTTTTTCTCTGTAACCGAGTCTTTGGGTTTCAAGCTTTTCCGCTTTTTGTAACGCTTCTTTGTACCTTTTGGCAAGGTAGCGTTGAGTTGAAGCTTCGTTCTTACGTTGTTGCTCAATTTTTACCCTTTTATATAAACCTACATGAGAAATATATCTTTCAGACTGTGTACTAAGCCAAGCTGCTACTTCTCTATAACTATATTGTTTTAAAAACTTCTTAGCCTTTTCAAACAACTCTAGTTCTTCTGAGATTGGTAGTAGTATATCACAATCGTCAGGGTCTTGCCTATAGCCAAATGGCACATGAGTTCCAACTCTTACAACTGGTTGCCACTCGTATTCACCATCTACCTCTACAGGTTTAGGTAACTTCCAAGTTTTATTCGTTTTCATCAGCTTTCTGTGGTAAAATAAATAATGGATTAGCTGCAGATACTTCTACTTTTTCAGTTTTAATAAAACCACTACGGTCTAAAACATCTTTAGCTGCTGCCATTTTTTCTTTATTACCTAAGTCTGTAGGACTATTCATCACTTCAAACATAGAATATGCAGCTTTAGTTGCTGATGAAGATATAAATCTTTTTGTAAGATCTGCAATTTCTTCTGCTAAAGACTCTGCAATAGCTTTAGTCGACACTCCGTCAGCATAACCTGCAAGTTTTCTAGCTGTAACTAAATTACCCCCAGCTTCTTCAAAAAGAACATCAAGAAACTTCTGTTGTTTTTCTGTTAAATTTCTAGCCATATTTCACCATATATACTACGAAAGAAAGAATACCTATAAACAGTAAGAGGATAAAACCTGAAAGACCCCAAGTTATAATTGCCTCTTGCATTTCAGCTTTACGATATTCTTGTTCTTTCTTTTGTTTACGTATTTTACCTTCAGTTGCTACAAGCTCATCCCATGCAGATGGACCCATACTGAAACTAATCCAGTCTTTAAGTTCTTTACGCATGGATTCAGCTTTTTTCTTAGCAGTAAATATTTCTAAAGCTTCAGCTTCAACAGATTGTCCATTAAGTGCTTTCCACCAAGGTGGGTTTTTGTTCTTCTGCTCTGCGTAGGACAGATCACTCATAGCACCTGCCCATTGAGTCAACTGTCCTGACATATCTTGCAGATCTTTACCTACCTGAAAGCCTCTCTTCAACGCATTGAACGCTACGGTAGCTCCACCTATTATTGTAACTGGGTCCACGAGCCTCCTCCCAAAGTACTCCTAGAATCATTAAAGAAGTTATTGTACTTTTCAAAGGGCTTTACCTGTTAGTACAACCCTCTCTATATCACATCTACCTATTCCTAAGTCTCGTAGCTCTCTATCAGTCATTCTGTAAAGTTGTATTTTTGCGATCTTACGTCTTGCTGATTCTGCTCTTGCTTCTATTATCCTATTAAATAAACGTTTAATCATTTTCTACTCCTATGTTAGCCCTAACTGGCAGGAGTAGTTATACTATATTTTATAGTAACTTACTATAGATAAAAATGCAAACCCGTTATGACTTTCCTTTAACTTTTTTAACTACCTTAGTAGTCCAAGCCTCATTTACATCGGGGGTAGAAGGATCGTCTCCAACTAGTTGACCCTTCTTATTACGAGCACGTACTTTTACTTCTTCTGTGTCTTTTACAAAATTTAATACAGCAGGATCTTTCGTGTGCCATTCTCCCCGAATATACTCAGCGAGAACAGCACCATATTGGTCTACTACTTTATCACCATCTATTTTCATTTAAAGGTCTTTCTTTATTTATAAGTATTTTTAGCTCTTTTAATACCTGTGTTAATTTCACCAGAAGATTTAATCATTCCACCTACGTTATACATGGCAACTCTACCGCCCTTAGCGTAAGCTTTTTTCTTATTCATAGCACCGCCTTTAGCCATACCTTTTTTCTTCATCATGGCTCCACCGTTAGCCATACCCTTCTTTTTCATTTGTGCTCCGCCTTTAGCCATGCCTTTCTTTTTCATCATAGCACCACCATTAGCCATACCTTTTTTCTTCATC